TTCATTGCCACACCACCTTGATTAAAAACTGTAGGCTTTCCTGGTTTATCTTCTATTTTAAGTTCTCTTATCTTTTTAATTCTTTCTGCTGGAACATAAGAAGATTCTTTACCTGTTTCAGGATCAATTCTTTTATCACCTAGTTTAGCTTTTTTAGCTAAAACAAGAGGACCAACTTGAATTACTTCTTCTGCTTCAAAGACAGGCATCATAGTATCTTTATCATAAAAGAAGCTATGACGTTCTGGGTTAAAGCCTACTTGAATCCATTCAGGATCATCCATTAAAGAAAGTGCTCTATTAAAAGCCTCTTCATCAGATAATCCTTGCCACTCACCTTTCATAGTAGCAAAAGGACTTTTATCTTTTTCACCTTTCCCTACATCTCTCATCTTTTTTGATTTACGTGCAGGGTCTTTACCTTCAATAAAAAACTTAACGTCTTTAAGAACAGCAGTTCGACCATACATATTTTTTCCTGCACCAGTAATCTGTGCAACCCAAATGTCTCTCTTATTGTATGCAGGAATATCTAATCTAGCTGCAACCTCTGCACCTACTTCAACGTCATCTGTTAAACCAATAATACCTTTTGAAGCTTTATTCTGACCCAGTGCATCAAGACCACCAACCATATCCTCAAAGGAGGTAAGCATACCTTCAACGTCTTCTTTTGTAAATTTTGTAGCAGGTTGGTTTTCACGAATATAGCGTCTGTATTCTGGTCCAGACATTCTGTCTTCTTCAAGATCTTTTATTTGCTCTGGGAATTTTCTAGTCTGTCTTCTTTTTACTTCTTGTTTTGATACGAGGTCTCTTGAAGAGTAATCTTTGTCAGTATCTGATATACCTAGTTCTTTTCTTTTATTACTGACCCAAGCATTCCTTAACTCTTGGCTTTCAATCATAGCCAATGCTTTTTCTTTATCAGAATTACTGGTACGTGATACCTTAGGAATATTACTTGCTACATCCATAGCTTCGTCTGTTTGACGAGCCATGTCAGCACCTTTACGTATCATGTTCTTAGCTGCAGTACCAAGACCAGGAATCAAACCAATGGCCTCTGTTCCTACAAGCATACCTATTTTTATGTAGTTAGGGTCTTCTTTCTTAAGTTCGTCTTCAATATCTGCAACAGTAAAAGCTGTACCTACACCAGGAAGACTTTCTAAAGCAAATTGACCTACAGTCTTAGCTGACTCTAAAGTTTCATCAGGGTCAACAGGCTCTACACCATAGGCTCTGGCTAATGCTAGTGGATCTTCTTCGTATACGTCTTGTTCTGTTTTATCAGCCATTCACTTCGTCCCTAAGTCTTTTTAATCTACGCAGACAGGCCACATGCCCCTGTAACCTGTAGAAATCATCTGGGCTTGTAGCCTGTTCCATCTGGACATGAACACGTTCAATCTTAGAGTTCATCTCTTCTACAAAAGATTCCCAGATGTCTTTATTATTCACGAGTAGTTTAAGGCTCATCCTTGTCCTTCACCTGTGTTAGCTGAAAAACCTGGTTCACCTGGAGTAGGGGCCGTACCTGTTCCCATCTGTCCCCCTCCAGAACCTTGTGTGTCCTGAACTTGAACACCAGCGGGAGCTTGACCTTGAGGACCACCCTGTTGTGGTGCATTAGGGTTTACTTCAGGTGGGTTTTCTGCTTGGAATTTCTTTAAGATCTCAGCTTGAATTGCTGCGTCTGACATAGAGTTAGTAAGTTTGTCAGGATCAAGATCCATAGACTTAGCAATCTCTCTGATAATATAATCCATTTTTGCAAAGGGTGCAAGTACTGGATTCTGTACAACACCAAGAAATTGCATTAGGCGTTGGCTACGTACTTCGTTAGCCATCAGAGATTCAGTACCTTCAGCTTTAACTTCTAGGTCACCTTTAATTTCTGAGTCGTAGTCAAACTGCATATTAAAGTTAAAGAAAGCCTTACCTAGAGGACCAAGTAAGTAGTCATCAATGTTTTTAACAACAGTACGAATGCTACCATTAGCAGCAGACATAAGCATACTAATACCACTTGCAGTCCTACCCACACCCGAAATACCAGTCTGACCATGTGCGAAAGATGGGAATCCAGTTGATTCATCTGCTAGTACCCTTGCCTTATCAAACATCTGCATGTTTTCATTTGATACGTTAGGGAACTTGGTGCCGAAGATGGCCTGTCCTGGTGCTCCCCCCATTCTACGGAAGACCTTGCCTGGGTAAATGGATAGGTCTTGACCAGGGGCTAGGTTTGTTTCATCCACTTCGATAAGGAGGCTACCAGAAAGTGCAGCATTATCTACACTCATACGCATAAACCCATTCATAAGGGTCTGTGTATCATCCATATTCTCCGCAATACCTATACCAAAGAATGAGTAAGGATTTACTTCGTATGGGACAGCATAGTACGGAAGGATAGCAGGAGTGAATGGGTTCATTACAAGACGTAGAACCTGACCATTACAAATCCAGATATTTACAGAAACTTGGTCCCTGTCCTTCAACTCTTTTGGAATATCTACATCATGATCTTCTAGGATAGAAGTATCTACGTAACCCCAGAACTCAAGAACGTTAAATCTTTCTGATTTAGTTTCTTGATCTGCGTCCTCCATGACCTGTTCCCACCACTCTTTTGTGTAGGACTCACCCATTTCAATAGCAGTATCAATGGCGTTAGCTCTAAAGAAAGGTCTGTTCTTTAAAGATCTCATCTGAGAACGAGACATCTTATGTCTTTCGATTGCGTACTCAGCTTCATCCATGTTGTTAGCGTCTGGGTCAGGATAAAAATTCCAGATACTAACACTAGAAGTTTGAGGTACAGTCTTAACTAATGGGCTGTACTCTCCATCTTCTGACCAAGAAGGGTACTCTTTGTCATAAGCAAATGGGCCTTTCATAACGCCTGTACCAAAGAGTGCAGTCTCAAAGGCTGCAATACGTAGTTGCTTACGTGCGTTAGACTCTTCTAGTTGGTCATGTATTTTCTTTTCCATCTTTTTGGCTGCAACCATAGAAGGATGGAAAGTAGCTTTTGTTGGTGTAGTACCTGGACCTTCTTCAAGTTTATCTTCTACTGGTTCTAGTTTGTTAGATAGACCAGCTAATCTTTCTCTTAGGTCAATAATAGTTTCACCAGGCTGCAAAGCCTCTAGAGTAAAAGGAGTCTTTTCGTCAGCCTTTTGGATCTCAGGGTTTGTTTCAAAGTTAACTGTGTCCTCAACACCATCAGGAAGAATAGTTGGGTTAATGGAAATAGGAAACTTGTTACTACCAAATAAAACATCTGTAATCTGACTGTAAGCCGCAAGAACTTTAGTCTTGGTGACTTTAACAAACACACGAGACTTCTCAGTGCTAGTAAACTGAACGTCTGGCCCGTAGACACCTCTGTAGTTTTGGTACGCTTTGATCCATCTTTGTTCATCAGAGTAACGAGATTTTTCAGCTTTAGAGAACTTTTCCTCTACAAAGCCAGTAATCGTTCCTACTTTTTCATCAAAGACTTTTTCTCCGTCATCTACGTCTTCTACATAGGAAGACTCATTGTCATCCATATAAAGTTCTTCTGATTCAAAGATGTCATCTTCTTCCATTGTATTTCCTTAGTATCCAAAGGTGGGATCTGTTGCTTGAAATCCTGTTCGTTGTGCTGCAGGATCGAAGTCAAATATACTACTTCTTGGTCTTGTCATGACCCCATATCTTAAAGCGTCATATAAGTGATCTTCTGAGTTCGTGTCTACATCCTCAGGGTTTCTTTTGTCTAGAGGAATAGAGGGAAGCTGAGATATAATATGAGTGCAATTAGAAAATATAACAAGTCTTGGTTCCTCTGTAAACTCATCTACCTGCAGTCTTCTATGTATTTCGTTTTTACCTGCTACCCTTGACCCTCTTGATCTGTCTGCAGGTCTCCACCTACAACCTTTTACAATCATCTGTTCAGCAAGGCTAGGGCCAGTATCACCCCGATTATGCCAAAGAGAAGAGTCAAGAACTCCGTACCTAATCTTCTCTCCATTTTCTATGTCCAGGATCATGTCAGCCAAATCAGTAGCAATTATCTTAGATACATATAGCTCTCTGTAGACTATTAGCTGTTCAGATCCTGGAACAACTGCGAACCAGACTACACCAGTATAAGAGCCATACCCGTAATCACAAGCTCTGAAACGAACCCAGTTACTTGGTATATCGAATGGCTCAACAACGTGGATGCGTCTGCTAAACTCTGGGAAAGCTGCTCCTTCGTTAATGTCCCAGTCACCTTCAAGCAACTGTCTTCGTTGATGCTCAGGCAGAGATAGAAGGTTGGCTTCATACATTCCATCCTCAGATAGGTAAGGGTTATCAAAGAGAGTAGCAGGAATAAACTTACGTTTAAATAGAGGCTCACCCTCTCGACTGTGACCCTTAGGCCAACAGATGGTTTCACCGTTTTCATCTGTAGCCCAGAATGGTTCATTAGGTGTGTTTGGATCAATGAAGTGTTTCTTGACCCACTGGTGTCCTGGTCCCCCTGGGTTGGATGTAGCTCTCATGTACAATGGTAGCTTTGAAGCCTTTGTAGCACGTAGACGTGACCGCATATAGTTCCAAGCATAAGGGGTAGGCCACTGTGTTAGTTCGTCAAACCCAATCCAGTTAAAGGCTTGACCTTGGTATCTCATAACATCGTCATCTCTGTCAAGGTAAGACATCCAGAGTGTAGCACCATTGGGGGCAACCCAAGTCTTATCTCTTTCCATAAACTTAATGCCAGGTATAGCCTGAGGGTAGAGTTGCTTACTTACAGAAATAAGTTCTCTAAGCTCTTCTGTAGACCTACGAACAAGTAGCATTCGTGCGTGTGGATTCGCAAAGTACCTAACTGGGTCTGCAACCAGACTATACGATTTACCGCCACCTGCTGCGCCTCCATAAAGAACCTCTTGTTCTGTAGCTGCTAAGAACCTAGTTTGCGGTCCTGGGTTTGGCTCGAATATTACCTTTTGTTTGACCGCAGAAGGGGCAGCACTCTCCATCTCTGAGTTCGATGTACTCTTCGTCTGTGGCGAGGTTTCTGGTGCGCTTGCCACCAAGTCTTTCTTCTTCGATCTTCTTGCTTTTCCTTGCCGCTTCTTTATATTTTTGGGCATAGCTGCGGTAGTTGCTGGACGATCTCCGTCTTTTTTCTTCCATTCTGACACGTTTATATAACCCTACATGTGAGATGTGTCTTCCAGATTGATCAGACAACCACATAGCTACTTGTCTAACACTATATTCTTTAAGAAACAACTTTGCTTTTTCAAAAAGTTCTAGTTCTTCAGGGATAGGAATAAGAAGCATTTTGTCTTCTTCATCCTGTCTGTAACCAAATGGGACGTGTCTTCCTACTCTTATAACAGGATACCACTCTCCGTTTTCCCCTCTTAGTGGTATCTGCCAGTCTACTTTGGTTGGGTGATCTGCAGTTGAAGCTCTCTTACTCATCTTCTTTCGCTGGTAGAATAAATAAAGGCTCTGAAGCTTTTACTTCTACTTTATCTGTTTTTGTGAATCCTGCACGATCTAGAATGTCTTTAGCTGCTAACATTTTTTCTTTTACACCTAGATCTGTGGGATCAGCCATAACAGAGAACATAGTATACGCAGCCTTAGTAGACGATTGTGCTATGAACTTCTTTGTAAGCTCTGCAATCTCATCTGTCAAGGCATTAACTATACCTGATGTAGAAACACCTTCAGCGTAACCTGCAAGTTTCTTAGCTGCAACAGGATCTCCTTTGGCCTCATCAAAGAGGACATCAAGAAACTTTTGCTGTTTTTCTGTTAGATTTCTTGCCATTTGCTTTCCTGTTAATATTCTCAGCTATTCTTTTATAGGTTGTGATAATAAGTATTTTTCCATTTTTATCGTATGCGTAGTACTTATTACCTACTTTTTGTATCATGTCACCATGTATAGTATAAATCCAAAAGAACCAAAACCTATCAATAAAAGAAGACTTGTTACAGTCCAAGTGATTATGGCTTCTTGTAGTTCAGCCTTACGATACTCTTGCTCTTTCTTTTGCTTTCGTATCTTTCCTTCGATAGCTACTAGCTCATCCCAGGCAGATGGACCCATCGTGAAACTTATATAGTCTTTTAACTCTTTGCGCATAGACTCTGCTTTACGCTTCGCAGCAAAAACTTCCATAGCCTCTGCTTCAACAGAACCTCCTAAAGATTTCCACCAAGGGGGGTTCTTAATTTGCTTTTCAGCTTGGCCTAGATCTGCCATATGTCCTGCCCACTGTGTTAGTTGGCTAGACATATCTTGCAGATCCTTACCAATAGCAAAGCCTTTCTTCAGGGCGTTAAAGGCAACAGTGGCCCCACTAATTATAGTAACTGGGTCCATTCGCCTCCTCCCAAAGACTAGTTAGACTTTACCTTCTCTTACGATTCTTTTGATGTCACCACGACCAATACCTAGATCGTTAAGTTCTCTGTCTGACATTCTCCAGAGGTGCATCTCAGCAATACGTGCGTTAGCTTGAGCTTGTCTTGCTTCAATTAATCTTTCAAAGAATTTTTTCATAGTAGTATCTCCATATAGTTAAGTCAGGTCTTTTGACCTTATGGAGATTAGTTATATGTGTATAGTTATATCACACTACTATAAAAAATGCAACCCCGCTACCCGATAGGCACAAAGGTCTCTGTTACAGTTAAAATAGTATCAATGTGTCCTGCAGAGTCAGGAGTAACACGTATTTCGTCACCTGCCTGTAATACTAGGTCTATCTGATTGAAGCTAACATACTCACCAGAACCTAAGTTCTTACCTTTTAAGAAGTGAGATGTGTAAGTATCTTCAGCAATATACCACTCAACCTCAACAGTATTATTACCAGAACCACCATTTACTACATGAATAAAGGTAACCTCTGCTATACAGTTAGCAGGACAAGTATATACTGTTTCATATGTTGTACCAGTGTTATGTCCATATACAGACTTAATACGTGCTGGCTTACCCTGCTGAACAAAAGACATTACTTTTTACCCTTAACAGCTTTTTTGATTGTTTTAACTACCCAAGCCTCGTTGACTTCAGTATCAGGATCGTCAGCAATGAAGTGACCGTTCTCATCACGAGCACGTTCCATTACCAACTCTTCTTCTACTTTCTTGGCTTTTTTCTTGGGTGCCTTTTTCTTCGCAGGAGCTTCTTGCTCTTTGATAAATTCTAGGACTTTAGCTTCTTTAGTATGCCAAGTTCCACGAATCTTCTGAGCAAGAACATCTCCACGAGGACCAAGGACTTTATCTCCTTGTAGTCTCATACTTAGTACTTCCCTTCTACACCAAACTTTTTCTTGTGTTGTGTAATAGATTCTTCTTTATAACGAGTTGTGTACTTGTTACCTTTCCAAGTGAAGGTAGCATTACCAGCCTTACGGTTTCTAGCAAATGCTTTACTGAAAGATTCGTTAGTTGTCGGGCCTGTTGCAGGACGCAGCTTAGGCTTAGGTGAAGAACCTGGTGACATCTTTTTCTTCGGAGTCTTAGGCTTAGTGTCTAGACGCTTAGAAGGTGTACCCTCTTTTTTCTTTTCTATTGGCTTTAGATCATCCTTATCAATCTCTGGTGCTGCAGGACGTGCAGAATCTCTGAGAAGAGCAGGTCTGCTAGTCTTTGGCTTAGGAGGCATGTTAGGACGCTCTCTCACTAGGCTCTTATCCATTGTCTTAGGCTTCTTACGACCACGACCACCTGTGTATCTTGAACCACCTGTACCGCCTGTAGGTTTAGCAGGAGCCTTAGTTCTTGGCTTAGGCTTTGCAGGAGAAGTTGTCTGCGTATTAGGTTTTGCAGGAGAAGTGTTCTTAGGTGCACTTGGTTTAGCAGGTTGAGTAGCTCTTCTAGGAGCAGGACTAGGGCTAGGCTTCTGGAACTTACCAGACGTTGCGCCTTGTGGCTGGTTAAGCTTAGGGCTTGAACCAGGAGCACTAGGGCTTGGCCCTTGCTTAATTGTTTTACCCTTTGGCTTAGTCTTAGTGACTTTGCCACCAAGTCTTTTAGCCATTTGTTCAGCTATTTTTTTAGCACCGTAGCGATAAGCAATTCTGCTTCCACCAACTACAACAAAATATAATAAAGGACCAGCCATCTTATTTAACCTCTTTTAATACCAGTATTCATGGTGCCTGTAGACTTAACCATACCACCTTGGTTATACATGGCTACCTTACCACCTTTGGCATAAGCTTTCTTTTTCATCATAGCACCACCTTTAGCATAACCTTTTTTCTTTGTCATGCCACCTTTGTTCATATAACCCATGTTATTACGAACTGCTTTAGGTAGTTTCTTTAAACCTGTTTGATTTGCTGTAGGGGCTTTTAAGCCACCCATTGCATAACCCTTTTTCTTTTTCATCATGATTCTTCCTCACTATATAAATTATTAAATACTCGTTGCGTATCCCAAACATAGTCTACGTCTTCTTTTGAGTTGTAAGTATGCTGATTAGGTTTGAAGTCAGGAGCACCTTGTCCAGTTTCAAACCAAGCGGGGTGAGTTACTCTCACTCTATTATTGGGCAACGCAACAATGTTACCAGTGTACTCTCCTGCATCCAACAACTCTAAGACATGTGACTGTTTGTGTTGTGCAGGATCGTCTGCTACTTCGTTGTCTGTATAATCTACAGTGAAGTAATACTTTGCAGGGTAGAACTGTCCATCTACTTTTGCTATCCAAGGAGCAGGACTAGCTCTCTCTAATTTATATACTGAGTGTGTATGTGACATACAATCCCAGGGCTGTGCCAAATAAGGTGGTAGTTCTGTAGGCCACTCCTGAAGTGGAGTGTCTGCTACAAGGGCTGTAAGTGGCATTCTTGCCCACATTGCACCACCATGTATATTTTCTGAGTCATCAAAGTCTGACTCGCATCCAGTAAAGATAACTTGGAAACTTAAAGTTCTGTTAGGCATTGTGGTGACTCCAATCACCATAGCATGTAAGAACTCTCCTTTGTACTCTTCTAGATTCTTTGTGTATTCTCTACGAACCCAAGCCTTAAAATAAGGGATACTGCTTGTTAGAAAGGGCATTATTTTCTCTTTGTTGTTTTAGCCAACCCACCCTTACTGGCTCTGTACGGTTTTACTTTTTTAGCTACGCCTTTAGGCTGTGCTACAAACTGCTTTCCCTTTTTGTTTCCTGCAGCTTTAGCTTTGTTAGTAGCAGCTTTTTCACTGGCACTTAACGCACCCCATGCTTTGTCAGGTAGGTATCTCTTCTTACCTTCTGACTTAGAACCATCAGAAGTTCTCCACTTCTGCTTGGTCCATTTCTTAAGAGACTTCTGTGGAGCTTTCATGACGTGTAGCCCCCACCTTTAGCCTTGTATTGTTTTGCTACCATTTGAGCTTTACGAGCAGACCATTGACCAGGCTTACCGCCTTTAGATCCTGCTTTAACTTGAGCAACTAGTTTCTTACGCATAGCAGGTTTAGTGTAGTTACCTGCAGCATTTACTGTGGAGCCACCCTTACTGTATCCAGAGGCATGGATAGCTCTGCCTTGTCTTTCAGCAGCAGCTTTAGTTTTGTAGACTTTACCAGTCTTACCCCAACGGTAACCACCTTTTACTTTTTGAACAGGCATTAAGCACTATCCCCTTCAACCTTGTGGCAGTGTGGTGTAGCATACGCACCACCTTGACGTATTGTAGTTGCTACTTGTTCTGCTTCATCTAAGCAAGCTTGCTCACTATAGAATGGTTCTGGTTTTGCGATAATCTTACATGACAGGGCCATAGGATCAAAGCAGACTAGGAGTATTCCTATCCACATTACGAACCTTTCTTCCACTTCGTAGAAGAGGATTTGGTTTTGGAGGGCGACCACTTTACTTTATCAGCCCAGTATGCTGCAGACATCTTACCCTTTTTGATATTTTTTGCGTGGCGAGACTTGAATGCCTCTCGTTGTCCTGCAGTCTGATTGGTTTTCACACCCTTCTGACCAAACTTGATATACTTATACTTACCACCTTCAGATGCCATAACATGGTGAGACTTACCACTATCATCGTTAAGACGTTGTGGTTTGTTGACTTCTTTAAGGCCAACAGCTTTCATTTTGTTTTTGACTCGTTCAGGTACTGCCATATTAATATTAGGGGGAACATGGGACGTTCACTATCTTACCCCTATCCTTTTCTTATTTATATCTATCGTACTTAGGATTATCTTTACGCCCAAATAATCTTAACACAAAATCTGTGCAAGATCTAGCTATCTCAGTTGGTGTGGGCAACAACCAACCTAAGATAAGAAGTAGGATTACCCACGGTGGGATATTTGTGTTGATGATGTCTAGGTTTTCCACTCTACCAGTCTCAACCTCTTTTACTATTTCTGTTTGAACTACGTCCCTACCTGCAGTCACTTCCTCTTTCTGTTCTACAGATAGGACTGACTGCCTGTTCTCTTTCCCTACCTGGGCATTACTGTTGACTGTAGGTCCACCAGATCCACCAAAGGGGAGTAGGGAGGTTAGACCACACCCAGATAAAAATAGGAAGAGAACCAACCATCTCATTTGTTTCTCAGTGTCTGCTCTATGCTATCTAGTTTCATAAAGATAGCTTTGATGGTTTCTTTCATCTCTTTCATTTCTCTGTCGTGAAGCAAAGCCCTTGACTCATGTTGAGCTTTGATGACTGCGATATCTTTTTCGTTCTTTGTAGCCTTGTTAAATAATACCCAGACTACAACAACAATAGGAGCTACAAGCCACTGCATAAATAAGTCTAGCATCTCATACATAGCTTTAAACCATCAATTCAAAATGTGGGGCATCGATAAAGGGTCTTCTGGATTGTGAACGTCTTAGGTCAATGTAAGCATTCATAGCGTCTTCTGCTGTACCTGGGTAGGTTCTAATATCACCTTCAGACCAGGCTGCTCCCCACTTGATTGCACATCCTACTTCCCTAGCTGCTTCAGCCATAGCATCACAAATATTATCGTAGACATTCAACTCCCAAGAAATATTAGAACCAAAATAGGCTACGAGGTCTACGGCATGGCAGTAGCCATCACCTTGGATCAAGTGCTTAGACTTCATGGTTTGAGATCTACCAGAGGCTACTAGTTCTTTCTGAGCACCTATGGTTCTGACACCATACGTCACACCGAAGTCTACGTCAGTCAGTTCAATGGCTCTCTTGACTGTAGCCATCATCTCTGGGTGTACACCTTCTAGTTTATCTAGGGATCTCTGTGAAAGTCTAAAAGCCATCTTATCTCATATCCTTTGACATTGCTACTTTGCTGCCCATTGGCTTACCTGCCATGTAAGCTGTAGCACCCATATAAGCAGCTACTACACCAGTCTGAGCAATGTAAAATAAACCTAAGAGATCAGCTA